GTGGTCGGTAGTACAGCCCATTTAGGGTTCTAACCTGAATCTTCCTCAACTTCATCTTGTGGAGAATCTGGTTTTCAGAAAAGGTGGCTAAGCATTTCATAGTTATATGTAAGTATTTATCTTTTAAATACCTAAGTGGTGTAATTTTTTCTTAAAAAAATAAGATTTTCTAATGATGTCACATTACACGCATGAACGCATTCAGCGTGACGCAGATGTTTTTAAGAACCAGCTTATAAGTATGGAGGAGGACAACCCAAAATTAAAAATTTTCGACAACCAAAAGCAAGCGGCTCTGAATGTATACAAGACTCTAAAAGATTCCTACTTTGCAATTTTGTATGTCATGGTGATCGCTTTTACCCAGTCGGGCAAGACGGGTATCATGGTTGAACTCATATATCTTGCTATGAAGAAGTGTTTTATACCAATGCAGAATATTTTCATCATCACCGGGTTGAGTTCGGTTGAATGGATTGGGCAGATGAAAGAACGTTTTCCACCCCAATTCCATTCCCAGATGTTTCACCTCCAAACACTCCAAGAGCTTCCCAAAAAGCTGGTGGGGAAAAAGAATGTCTTGGTCATCATTGACGAACTCCACATGGCAGCGAAACAAAAGCAGACAGTTTCTAATATACTTGACGAATGTCACCTACACGACCCAGACTTTACCCGCGAAAATGCTATCAGAATTGTCGAGTTTTCTGCGACGCCCGACGGGGTCTACCGTGACCGTGTCCAGTTGGGGTCACGCTCTGCGACTGTCATAGCTGAACCCGGGCGGGGATATGTTGGTCCCTTTGAGTTATTGGAGAGAGGTTCGGTCAAAGAGGCTAAAAACTTAACCAATCAGGGTGCCGTCACGTCACTGCTTGCAGATATCCACTTACGTTATGACAACCCGCGTTACCACTTGGTGCGTCTCCCAACTAAGTCGGAAGATAAAAAAATAGTAGAAGACCACTTCCGTCGTTTATCTCATGGAACTGTTGAGTTTAAAACGTATCATCAAGAAAAGAATGGTGGCGACCCCGACACCATAAAAAACATAAATAATATTTTGGAAAATGTTCCGGATAAACATACAGTAATTTTCATTAAAGATAAACTTCGTTGTGCGAAGACTATCACAAAAACATATATAGGGATTGTTTATGAACGCAAGTCCCAAAAAAATAATGATTCTTCTATTATTCAGTCCTTGCTTGGGCGAGTCACAGGCTACGATGTACCTGCAGATGTACTAGTTTACACAAGTATTGACACAATCCATCGCTACAAAAGATTATGGGATAGTGAATTTCGTGCTACTGGTCAGTGGAACTCGAACACGTCAAAGACAATGACCTATGGTATTGATGATCACTGCACTGATCCGGTCGTGGGCGTACAACGAACACGTATTCCCTTCCATTACAAGATCTTCACTGAAGAAGAACGATACGACGGTACACTTAACGCATTTAGCCAGAGGGTTTTGGGATGGAAGCCGCGGGAACATGGCTACGACAAAATTAAAGAGTTTGAAAATGCGACCTCAGAGTCTATCGCCAGCCGAGGGTGGGGACTTAGTGGAAAAAAACCCCGTCGCTTGATTCGTGGGTGTGATGGTATGTGGGTATTGTTGTGGCGAGAGATCGAGTAGATAGATATTTTCTAAGCTTGTAATAAATGTCATACAACGTCGAACCTTGCACCTTCAAATACCGCGTCTCCTCCCTAGAGAAGGTCGTCGATGGTGACACTATCGATGTCAACATAGACTTGGGCTTTGATGTATGCACCAAGCAGCGTGTCCGCCTCCTAGGTATCGATACCCCTGAGTCCAGAACCCGTGACCTCGAAGAGAAGAAGTTCGGTCTCCTCTCCAAGAAGAAGTTGAAGGAATGGTGCCTAAAGGCTGTCGCATCTGAGAAGGACGANATAGAGATCGAACTCAGATGCCCAGAGGCGGATTCTAGGGGGAAGTTTGGCCGCGTTCTCGCGGAAATTTGGGTGTCCGAGGATGGACAGTGGACCAATGTCAATAAGTGGATGTGTGAGGAAGGCTACGCCGTCCCCTACGTAGGACAAAACAAGGCGGACGTAGAGGCCCTCCACATGGCGAATCGAGAGAAGGTCAAGCACCAGTTATAATTTTATACGTTTGTAATATGTCACCCTTTCATTCATTCATGACTTTAGCTGGCATACTTACTACCTGGATGGTACCGGAGTATGTAAAAATGTTCAAAAATATATCACACGGGAAACTTTCTCACCCATAAATTACAAATCCATTTTTCACCAGACTTTACAGGTTTCCCACCGTGTAAAGCTTTGGACGTCCCCAACTCATAATTGTCCAGGGTGTCGAAGAAGAGGGCATCACCCGCTTTGAGTTTGTATTCTCTCCCTATGTTTGGAAAATTTGTTTCACCACCCTCGTAGTCATCGTTGAGGGCTAAAATAAAGGTATATAATCGAGGATTCTCTACGCCAACCAATACATCTTGGTGTGGTTTGTAGTACCCACCCGGTTTGTATCTGAGAACCTGAAGTTTCTCACAATTTCGTATGGGTCGGTCGATATGTTGAAGGCATCGCATGACAATTGTCTCGATGGTCGGATCACCAATATCAAGCCATGCAGTCTCGCTCTTACGGGCAGATTCCAGTACTCTACCTTTTTGGGAAACTGTCGATGGTTCGAGATTCTCTTCAGCTTTTTTTATGATATAGATCCTCTCCTCCGGTGTCAAAAAGTCATGGAAGACCCTTGGTTCTTGATACACTGGTAGTAAATAAACGACCAAGATTATTAAAAAGAATAAGAGTATCATCTTAATGTAATTATAGATTAATATTTCGAGGTAATCTACAATTATATCTTTTTCGAATTGTTTCAAATACTTCATTCGTATAATCCACAATTTTTCGTAATAAATGTATGATTTCGTCATGTTTTTCTGGTTCAATTACATACTGTCGGAGAAGGTCCCCACCGGTATTTGCCACCATCTCAAAAATATTTGAAAGATCTCGACTCTTATCTTTGTATTTTTCTTGGCGTTGTAAAAAGTTTTTGAATTCATCTTCGTCTATATCATTGAGCATGTAAGCCACACGAATGTGTGTGTTATCTATAGGTTGTCTATCAATGTACATATTTTCGCGGTCCATTTGATGCACAATCATTCCATACTGAATAATATCTTCCGTGGCTTCAATTTCTCGAAGTTCCCTGAACGTGGGTACTCCACCACACGGAATATCCCCATGTTCCCTAGACGTCATCGTCTTATTCCTAAATTCTATGAAGTGTGGGTTGTGTATTCGTCCAGTTTCAATTTCACCAGTTCTCCAATTAAACGCGGTGTGGCAACTGATGCACCACATTTGTGCGCATCCACTCGACTTATGGATCACCGTTCCACATTTTGGACATGATTTACTATCTTTATTGAGAAGTTTCATGGTTTCTACAGTTTGGGGATCACACGTATGATCATGAGTGAGCATTTCATTGCATTTTTTACAGTAATGCTTTTCACATAATCCACAGTACCAATTTTCACTGAGAAACCCCTTACATTCTTCAACTGGACACTGACGCACAAATTGTTGCGCTCCCCGTTCAACGAATGTCGAACGAGTTCTAACTTGTTCCAATTGTCTGTATGTAGTTTCCATTTCTTCGTAAAGTGTTGTTATTTCAGGGTTTAACGATTGTGTATCCTCCAACTCAAACGTATTATATTTATGGTGAAGTTCGATGAGTTTTTCCTTTTGATTACGAATAACTTTCCGGAGTCTCCGCATCTGTATAATTCTTTCAACCTCCGGTTGTGTCTCCGGCATTAGAGATTTTTCTCGTTCAAAGAGTACATTTTCTCTGTGTCGTTTCAACTCAGTATTTCTAAAATACTTGGTACAGAAGGAATCTACAAATTCACGATTCCATAGGGTTTTACATCCCATGCAGTGGGGGTCTTGAAAACTCGATAAAATATATCTCTGGGAACAGGTTCTACAACTTGTTAAATCACAAAAAGGACACTTAACTTTTTTGTGATTTATCTTGTTAATTTTTTCACAACATACGTCACAGTTTTCCATTACAGTAAAGGAGGTTTATTTCTTTAACTTTTGCATACCCTCTTCATATATCTTTTCGAGAGCATTGACAGTCCTGGCTTTTTCGATACGTGCATTGTAACCTGGCAACTTACTGAGATTACTTTTAGCTTTGGCTTTTTGTGCTAAAGTTGGTTTTTTGTTGATGTTTTGAAACACGGGATTGGTGCGCATGGTCGGGGCAGCCGTGGGATTGTTGTAGGATTTCATTTCGAATTTTTTGTTATTTTCCTCATTACTCTCGTAGATTGGTTTTTTATTAACAATTGGATAGGTTTTAAGATTGTTATTTACATACACAGGATTAGTGCGCATGGTTGGGGCAGCCGTGGGATTGTTGTAGGATTTCATTTCGAATTTTTTGTTATTTTCCTCATTACTCTCGTAGATTGGTTTTTTTAACTGTTTTTCAAAAATACGTCGTCGCATATTGACATCATTCTTCATATTCATGACACGGAAAAGGTGTCCCCGCTTTTCACCAATATTACTCTGTTCAATTTGATTACGAAGTAATACCTTCTTGGTGAGAAGATCTTGAATGTCCTTGAGTTCTTTGGGGGTGCGAGCTTTGTTGATAGCGCCTTCCCAACCCCGTCTATACTGACCCGTAACACCTGGGACGCTATTACGCACAATCTTCTTTACCTTTTCTTGTTCAGCCACAATATCAGTTTTCAGTTTTTGTACATTTTGTAAGAGATTTCCGAGAGTGTTATTTTGTGCTTTAAATTTCTGTAGTATTCTATTTTGTTCTTCTTTGGTAAGAATTTTGATAACCTTTTCGAGTTCTTTACGGTCTTTTCCCTTTTTACCATCAATTATTTTATCAACTATTTTATCAACTTTTTGTATATCGTTTATAGTCTTAATTTTAGTGAGTTCTTTGGAAATATTAACATTGTATTTGATGGCGCGACGAGCTAGAGTCTTTTTAGCTTTATCGATATACATTTGATCAATTTTATTGTTGAGTTTTTTTACATTTTCCATGTTTGTGATATTCGTTTTAAAATTGAGGTTTATTTTGTTATCTTCACGAGCCTTTCTAATACGTTCGGTTATGCGATTCTTTTCACCTGAAAGTTTTAGGAGATTCATGGCTTTAGTTCTCAAAGCACCCATATTTCGGGAATTGAGTTCGAAACTTTTCATAACTGTTTCGGTGTCAGCTGGATTAAGTTTGAGTTCATTCTTCATGTATAATCGGAGATCAGTTTCCTTCTCCTTTTTAAACTCCGCTGCGCGTCTGGATGCCTGATTTTTCGCTTGCCCGAGAGTCATGTTTCGATTCCGATTCCATTCGTTTAAAATTGACTGCCGGTCTTCATTTTTGAGATTGTATTCATTCAATGTTTTTGTGATATCGTTGGTCGTTTCGCGACTTTTGTTTTTAATGTAGTCACTTATGACAGATTCGATGTTAGCTTGGTCAATCTTATTGTAAAATTGTTTTCGATTAGCGATTGGAATTCTCTTTTCATCAAGAAGTTTCGTGAGTTTCAGTCTCTTTTTCCCCATGAGAATTTTATTAGCCTCCTTCTGACTGTTATTCACACTTAGATTACGACTCAATACTACCCGAATATCCTGATTATTGAGACCTAATTTTTTCATGTATTTACTGATCTCCGCCTTGTTGGCATTCCTTTTAGAATCTATAACTGAAACGATTTGATTTTCGACATTTTTAAGATTTGTGAGAGTTTTAATAGTAGTAACTTTATTCATAAATTTATTTTCCAATTTGGCATTGAGAATCATATTTGAAAGTCTATTTCTACCGTTATCGATGACACGTTTTTCTTCGTCTCTCATTTTTTTCGCGTTTGCATTCTTTTGATTTCTAATACGTCTCTCCTCGGACTCTTTGAGTTTTTGTTTCATTTGTCGAGTATTTGCATTTTTTTGTGCCCGTATGCGCTTTTCTTCAGTTTTCCGAATATTTCGTTGTATTTGTTCGGCTTTCGATCTCCGTTTGATGTTCGTTATATTTTTTTTGCGTCTTTCCTCAGCCTCCTTGAGCCTTTGTTTCATTCTTTGGGTGTTTGCATTTTTCTGTGACCTTATACGTCTTTCTTCAGCTTCTTTGATCTGTCGCTGTAAATTTTCAATTTTCGCTTTCTGTTTGGTATTTGTCACGTCCTTTTTGCGTTTCTCTTCAGCCACCGCGAGTTCTTCTTGCAATTTCCTCATATTTTCACGCTGTTCCTCTTGTAATTTTCTCACATTTTCACGCTGTTCCTCAGTCACCTTAGTGTTTTGTGTGTTAGGTTTTTTAACGACGCTCACCCG